TAGCTCTCCATTGCTGTTGCAATTAAGAGTCGGTACTTGTTTTACCACACGGAAAATTTCTGCAGGATGGTACTTTACATTCCGCTTGATGCGGAAATACCATGCCTGATAACCGTGATGATAAAAAGGTTTCTGGACAGGCTTTTCGCTAAAGAGCCACGAGCTCATTTCATCTCTACTATACGGACCGAAGCATTTAACTGCTTTTGGAATGTATTTCAAGATAAAAGTGAGCAGCTCATCACAAGTCTCACAATGTATCTTATACTCTTTGAAAAAAGAGAAAAGTGAGTTGTGAAGAACTACATTCGACAATGGTTCTTGAAGATCACTCTTCGTAGTGAACCTGTCAATCCGATGACCGTGGTAAAAATCCTGGCCACAGGATTCCCGTATTGGACCTTTTGAAAAGGTCTTTGAGGTATTAATTTTAAACCCCAAATGCGTAAGCAATATACGGATCTGCGTATAAGCACTTTCATGAACGACAAGGTCGTCACCATAAATGGCGACAGTATTCTCGTTCCATGGAATATTAAGCTGGTCATATACTGCCCAGCACGCAGAAGCGAAAATGATTGATTCCAGAATAAACGTTGCTCCGTTTCCCATAGAACTAATCTTATGAAATTCGGAATTTCCGTAATGTTTATGATTCCATCTATGCGAACGGAGCCTGAATATTATTTCGGCCCACTCGATAGGAAGGAGGTTCAAAAGACATAAGGAAATACTGTCAGAAGCAGCTTTCAAATCGACGGTTACCAAGTTTCCTTGTTTAGAGCCGATACCAGCCAATTTCTGATTTCTTTCTTGGGAGTTAAGGTCAATTCCTAGACGACGTTTAAGCCGTTTGCGGAGAATGGCGTCAACCCCAAGTTGAAGTGCGACGTTTAAAGTCGGTTCGACGGAAATAGTGCGATCAGTTTCTGCGCTTTTAGGCACAAACTGAAGATCTGATCCGGTGTTATTGACGTAAAAACAATCGTCAAACCGGGGAAAACTTCCGATCGCACGGCCTTTGCGGTTCTCGAATGATTCGAGAAGAGAAAACGC